TCTCCCCGTCCAGCCCGTTCGCGATAGTCGGCGTGCTCGTCATCGTATAGCTCGCGTTCGCCGTCAGCCGCATGTACCCATTACTAGCGATCGTGTTCGTTGCCGCCGTGATCGCTTGCGGCGACGGCAACACAAACAGCTTCGACAGCCGCAACACACCGGTATTCACGCCCAACTGGCCGGCGGCCACGCGCTGTATCCTTGTGTCAGCCGGCGCGGCACCCGAGCCATATCCGAACCCCTGATCGTCAAACTGCAACTTCGGATGAGCCTGGCCTGACGTGAAAAGCTCAAACGTCACCGTGTCCCCGGCTTCGAAGAGCACGCGCAATACGCCAGTACCGGCGTACTCATTGCCGATCCGGAAGAGGCGCTCTCCCCCGTCATCCAGCCACTTGTAATGAAGGTCCTTGCCCGCCGGTATCGTGGTTTCGTCGGCCTCGTCGACGCTGACCTCATTCGTCAGCCCCGCATTAAGCCCCAGCGTGAAGTAACGCGCGTCCGCCGGCGCCACCCCCCCCAACGCCGCTGTGCCGTGCACGGATACCACCACACCATCCGCAGGATTGTCCTCAGTGAAGAGCAACACCGCACATTCCCGGCCCGCCACCACCGCCGCCGCCGGTATATTCGTCGCCACCGGCAGCCCCGTTATCCGCGTCGCCAGCGACGCCACCGGCTGCACGTCAGCTCTATGCGTGGCGCCGTCATACGCCCGTATCACGCAGCGCAGGAACTCGCTCACGGCTCCCCCAGCTCGATCAAGTGCTCATAGGTCGGCGAGCGCCCACGCTGATAGCGCAGCATCAGCGCCCGCACGCGCGCCTTCCGCGCCGCGCCCCCTACCCGGCTGTCCTGCAGGTCGATCACGTCGTTCACCTCCAGGCCGCAATGCACCGGCGCCGTCAGCATATCGCGCCGGCTCTCTACCTCGATCTCCCGCGCGGCGGCGCTCGCCCGCGCCACCGCGTCCGCCGCCGCCGTCAGCTCCCGGTCGGCGATCAGCAGCGGCCCGGCATAGTAGTTCAGGATCTCCTCATAGTCGAGCGACTCACCGACGGTCGTCCCCGTCGCCCCACCCAGCACCCGCACATGGTTGTGCCGGCGCGCCCCGCGCTTCACCCTCGCCCCCGTTACCGGGTGGGCCGTCGCGGGCGCATGGGGATAACGGTAGGTTTCGTCGGCGCCGTCCGCCGGCAACGCCTGATTGGCGAAGACGAACTCGCCCCGGTGATAGAGCACGTCGTCACTGCGCTGATTCAGACGCCCCAGCGCCGCCGCGCCCGTCACCCCCGGCGGCACCGCCACGCTCGGTAACAGGTTCGCCATCGCCGCCGAGGATCCCGAGCTGGCGAACTCGAACGGGCCCACCCGCGCGAGCAGGTCCTGGGCGATCGCAAACAGACTCTTCGTCCCCGCCGCATGCTGCAGCGCCCGCGCCAGCGTAAACCGCGCCAGCCACGCCCACACCGAGCCCAGATGCAGCCGGCAGACCGGCGGCTGGACGCCGCTGTCGTACTCTATGTCCCCCACCCAGTAGGCCGGACCGTCCGACTTCAGCGCGTTGTTGTTAGCGTCGTAGTAACCCGGCGATACCCTGACCTCTACCCCTTCGGTCAGCAGCGCCAGCCCCGTATACGCCCCGTCGCTATTGTCCAGGTCCACCGTCCCCAGGACGCCGCTGTAGGGCCTGTCTATCAGCCGCGCGGCCACCACGTCCGCCGTCACGTCCAACGCCCCATCGGCCGTCGCCGACGCCCCCACGTATTTCAGCTGCGACGTGACAAACACATAAGACGCGTTAAACGCGATCGCCAGCCCATACCCGCTCGTCCGATCCAACGGGCGCGGCTCCGCCCACAGGTTGCTGGCGAAATCCGCCGTCGAAGGCGATAGGCTGTGACCGGTCCGATCATAGGCGCCGGTACCAGTGAACTGTTCCCGGTACGTCAACCGGAAAACGTCCGGCTGCGCCAGGTACGGCGCCGAATAGAAAACCCCCGTCCCGGGCGCGCTCTCCACGATCGTCCGCGAGGAGCTCCACGTGTTCACCCCCTGGCTGAACCCATCCCCGAAAATGCGCGAAGCCAACCGGCTCCCGCCGCCCGTCGGCGTCCCCGTCCAGATCACATTCCAGTCGCCGGAGTGCCACACGGCGACTCCAGTCACCAGCATCACAGCCCCGGTCGAACTCACGCCCGCGCCCCAGACGCCACCAGTCCGCTTATACGCCATCAGCTCGCTACCGTTATTCACGATCACGCACGCCGTCGTACCCGTCAGAGCCACAGCGATAGACGTAACGGTCAAGCTATGCGTGAAGGCCAGCGCCCAGGCCGACCACGTGGCGCCGCTGTCCGCACTCGTAGCGAAGTGCACCTGAGCAGGCGTCACGTTGTCGGTCGCGATCATGATGCCGTTCGCGCCGGAGAACGCGATCGCGCACAGGCGCGACGCCGAGCGCTGCAACGCAGGCACGTCGCCCCAGCCACTGCCCGCCGACGGCACGGCGACCCGGTGCGACCGCAGAGCGTTCCCCGCGTCGACCACGATCCGCGTCAGACTGCCGTCCCCGGCGCAGGCCGCCCCGTGCGGCAGGTCCGCCCCGCCAAAGTCCGCCCAGGTCACGGGCCGCAGCCGCTTGATGCCGGCAAACCGGTCTCTGATCACCACCTTGAGATAGGGGCGCCGGCCGGTAGACCGCTGCGCCGCGGTCAGCGCCGCCGCGAGCGATCGCACGTCACGGCCCCGGGTCGGTCGACTGCGACGGCAGCGGCTCCGCCGGCTCGTACAGCTCCCGGCGCCGGATGCCCCGCCGCCGCTGCAACTCCCGGCGGAACTCCCGCAGCGCCTCTCGCCCCTGTGACCCGTAATCGCGGTCAACGTTCGCCCCACCGGTATTCAACGTGTTCACACCCGACGCTGCCTGCTGCATCAGCGCGTAGCCCGCCGCCCCCAGCGCCAGCAGCTCCTCTTCCGCCGACGGTAGCGTAGTGCCCGATCCGTCAAGCACATGCTGCGCCGTCCAGTAGACGAACACGTTCTCAGTACCCGGCACCCCATCGATAAGCAGCGTCAACGTCGCCACCCACACCGAGAAGCGGACGAAAGTCTGAGGGTAGTTAAGCGTGGGATACTCGACCGCCTCGATCTCGATCCGATCCGTAAGCGTTGTCAGCGCGAGATCGCGCGAACCCGGCGTCGTAACCAGCGTCGACTTCTTCTGCTGCGGTAGTTTCGCGGACAGTTCACGCAGCGCACGAGAGATATGGCGGTCAAGGTCCGCGTCCGCCCAGATCGCGCTCGCCCCGTCGTCCAGGTCGAGCCGCAAACGGGCCCGGATGTCCGACAGCGTCGGCACGAGCTACGCCTTCGGCTTGCGCTTACGCGGCCGGACCAGCCTGCCCGCCGGCGGCTTTCGCTCCGGCGCCGCCGGCGCCGCGATCACGAGCTTACGCCCGCAGTTGCTGCAGCTCTGGCCGTCCTGCTCCAGGAGGACCTTGCACAGGCAGCGCGGGCAGAAGACGCCCGCCAAACTAGTTTGTCCAGTCAGCGGCGCCGATGCCGGTCAGCCGCCCGATGGCCTGCCCAGCCTTACAGATCATCGCACCGTAGTGCTTCAGCCGTATCCGGTTCGCGTCTTTCGTCTCCAGCGTCCCGATGTCCTCGAGCTGGATGATCCGCTCCAGGTCGTCGGCCGCGTTCGGGTCGTCGGCACTGATGCCTTGCAACCCATCCTCACCCAGCCGGCAGGCGAAGATCGAACTGCCCGTGCTGCCGGTCTTAGAACTGAACAACCCGCCCGCCGTCAGCGTCTCCGTGTCCGTGATGAAGTCACAGATCAAGATCGGCACGTCGCCGTACATCATCACCGGCTTGTTGATCCCCTGCACCTGGCTCAGCGCCAGGTCCCAGCCCTGAGACCGCGCCAGCTTCTGGATCCCGCGCCGGCTGCGCCGCGTCATCAGCAGCACATCCGCACGCGGACGCACCACATCGAGCAAAGTATCCAGGAACGTGAACGAGGCCGCGTCAGGCGTCGCGTCCGCCGAGATGTTGATCGTCTGCGCGGCCGCCAGGTCATCAGCGAGAATCTCGTGCAGCCCGTCGAACTGCTCCGCCGCCGCATCGATCGAACCGTAGATCGCGCTGTCGCCCCAGGTATCGGCGAAGTTGCGCGCTTTCATCGCCATCAGCTCCGCCTGCAGGTCCTGGTCTTTCGAGCGCGTGATCCTCAGGAACTTGTCGATATCGGCGTCGCCGATGAGAATCTTCAGCGCCGTCGTAACGAGCGTCGTTGTCGGCGTCGCCTCTGTCACCGTGCCCCCCGGCGCAATGTACGTCGGCGCCGCCGCCGCCAGCTCGCGCTGATACTGTAGGGCATTCCCCCGCACCGGCGTGAACGGCATCAGCCCCAGCAACGGGTTCTGATCCATCGAAATTTCCGCCACGCCCACGAGGACCTGGTTCGTACTGTACTTGTCCGCTTCGGCCAGCGTCAGCGCCATCTACTTCTCCGCATTCCCCAGACCGAAACGTATCCGATCCAGACCTCGCGTCCCATCAGGCGGACCCGCCGGCGCCTGCCGTACAGTCCCGCCGCCAGCCGGCACCTGCGCCGCAGCAGCATTCCGCGCCGCTTCCGACGCCGTCGCCGCTGCGTCCTTGGCGAGAATCACGCGCTCGGCCACGACCGCCAGGCTCTCGCCCTCAAACGCCGCCTCCGGCAGGCCAGGGTT